GCGACGATAAACTTGATTATGATTTGATGGTGCGGAGATAAAAATGACTTCAATTATTGGTGGTGGTGGTGGCGCGGCGGCAGCGGCAGCTCAAGAGCAGTTAAAACAATCACAAGCTGACACAGAAAAGATGCGTGTGCAGGCAGAACAAGAGAAGCGCGACCTTAGTGAGCAGATTGCTTCTAAGCGTTTAGCTCGTGCGCGTGGTGGTTCACGTTTGTTATTGTCAGAATCTAGGTTAAACCCTGAAGAAGGCTTAACTCCATCAACAACGTTAGGAGCATAGTATGACCAAAGTTATTGGTGGCGGTAAACCTGCTATTGCTGAAGTAAAAGCTACGCCTGACATGGCTTCTGTTGCTCAACAAGCTACAAATGAAGCATCAAGCAGAACAATGGCAGAAGAACTAGCGGCTAAAAAAACTGCTCGTACTCGTGGTGGCTCTCGTATGTTGTTGTCATCAGAAAGGCTTAACGCGCAAGAAGGTCTATCAGCATCAACTACATTAGGGGGCTAGCATGAAAGAGACATCTAAGATGCAAAAAAAAGTGGCTAAAGTTATGCGTGAGTATAAAGCTGGCACACTTAAATCTAGTTCTGGCGACAAAGTAACTAGCCATGACCAAGCCGTAGCCATAGCAATGAGTGAAGCTGGAGTAAAACGCAAATGAACGTAGAGATAAGCATAGAGTTAGAAGCAGAAGACTTAAAAAAAGATAAGCGACTATCTAAGTATGTGATGCAGATGCTTGCAAAACAAAGCAAAGAGAAGAAGAAGTCTTTGATTGAAGATATGCCAGAAGACGAAGAAATGGATGACTAATGGCTATTCAAGTTGAACGTGAATCTATAAGCAACAAGTCTAGGTTTGTATCGCCTACCTATACAGACAAAGATGGCGCACAACAGACAGTTGGTTCTGATAGGCCTGCCCCAGGTATTGATGTAAATCATTTGCGGTTACATGAAGGCAGAGCTTACTATTGCTATAAACAATATTCATACGTTGCTGGATTGCCTGCTGGTTCTAGTATTAATATAGCTATTGCGTTTCCTGCTGGAGTTACTCCACATGCCGTGTTTTCTTACGGCGGTTCTGGAGAGGCAGAGTTTTATGTATATGAAGAACCAACAACAAGTGGCGGAACATCAATACCAATCCTTAGGCGCAATCGTAATCTTGCAACTACAAGTGTTGGCGCTGCTGTATTAGACCCAACCGTTACAACTACTGGCACAGAGTTGATTGCAGAGTTTGTTCCAGCAAATAAACAGGGTGGTGGCGCGCAAAACTACACGTTTGAATATGTATTAAAGCCGTTAACTACTTATTTATTTAGATTAACAAATGTAAATTCACAAGCTCATGCGGCTAATTTATTAATTGATTGGTATGAATAGGAAACAATATGGCTGAAATGAGATTAAAACCAGAAGATATTTTAAAACGTCACGAGATTGCTCTGACTAAGAAAGAGGAGTTCCGCTCTCTTTATGACGAGGCTTATGAGTTTGCATTGCCACAACGTAATCTGTATGACGGATTCTACGATGGCAAGGTAGGCGGTGCTAAGAAGATGAATCGCGTCTTTGATGCTACTGCTATTAACTCTACACAACGCTTTGCTAACCGCATGCAGTCTGGCATATTCCCACCGCAAACTAAGTGGTGTCGTCTTGAGGCTGGCACTGATATACCTGCTGACCGTAAGGCTGAAGCCCAAGGTGCGTTAGACGTTTATACCGAGAAGATGTTTGCTACCATCAAGCAATCTAACTTTGACATTGCTGTAGGCGAGTCATTGCTAGACCTTTGCGTTGGTACGTCAGTAATGATGGTGCAACCCGGTGACGATACTAGCCCTATTAACTTTATACCAGTGCCACAGTTCCTAGTTGCATTTGAAGAAGGTGCTAATGGTCGTGTTGATAACGTATACCGTCGTATGCGTTTAAAAGGCGAAGCCATACCACAGCAATGGAAAGACGCTAAGATTGAAGGCGCATTGAAAAGCAAGATTGAGCAGAAGCCTACAGAAGACATTGAGTTGATTGAGGCTACAGTGTTTGATGCTAAACGCGGTGACTATTGCTACCATGTTATCCACAAGGAAAGCAAGTCCGAGATTGTCTACCGTCGTATGAAGTTTAGCCCTTGGGTTGTGAGCCGTTACATGAAAGTAGCTGGTGAAATCTATGGTCGTGGCCCATTAATCACAGCATTGCCTGACATTAAGACATTGAACAAAGTGCTAGAGCTAGTGCTTAAAAATGCGTCATTGGCTATTGCTGGTGTTTATACTGCGGCTGATGATGGTGTGCTTAACCCTAATACTGTCACAATCGCTCCGGGTGTGATTATTCCTGTAGCTCGTAACGGTGGGCCACAAGGAGAGTCATTGAAGCCTCTACCACGCGCTGGTGACTTCAACGTATCTCAAATCGTGATGAACGACTTGCGTATGAACATTAAGTCTATCTTGCTAGATGAGTCATTGCCACCAGATAACATGTCTGCTCGTTCTGCGACAGAAGTTATTGAGCGCATGAAACAGTTATCACAAAACCTAGGCTCTGCCTTTGGTCGCTTGATTAATGAGACGATGGTTCCACTTGTAGAGAAGATACTACAGATTATGGATGACCGTGGCATCATTGACTTGCCATTAAAAGTAAACGGCCTTGAGATTAAAGTAACTCCTATCTCACCACTAGCCATGTCACAGAATATGGATGATGTGCAAAACATTATGCAATACTTGCAAATTACACAGCAAGCTGGGCCAGAAGGTCAGTTTGCACTTAAAACTGATATGTTGCTAGACTTGATTGCAGATAAGATGGCGATACCTCAGTCAGTACGTAACTCACCAGCCGAGCGTGATATGATGAAGCAAGAGGCTATGCAAATGGCACAACAAGCTGCACAGCAAAACCCAGAGATGGCGGCGCAAGTTGCAGGTGAAGCAATGAAAGGGGCGATGTAATGGCTGATTATGGAATGAGACATGATGGAGTTGGTAAAAAATATACAGGCTGGCTTGGTGAGCAGAAACGTATAGATAATCCTAATGCAGTTTCTACTGAAATTAGTATTGGAGCAAGCATTGATGGCAAAGAGGTGGAAATTCCATTAATGGTTCCTACGTTAGACAAAAAAGAGCTAAATTATTTATTAAGCGTTGACCCTAAGAGTCCATCATTTTTTGATAAGATGCCAAAAACACTTATTAATAAAGCGTTTGACCATGCCAATATGAGGATGCAACAAGGTAAGTCTCCATTTAAAGAACCAGAGGATGACATGTAATGGCAACACTTGATGGATGGGAAGGGCTTGAGTTTCAAGCTACAGACATACGCAAGGTAGAGCAGGCGCGTGAAGACTTGGCTAAGCTATGTCATCGCGTACTTGCATCTAACGAAGACGGTAAGAAGTTAATGGATTGGTTACGTAATACAATATTAGAGCATCCTGTCGCCGTGCCGGGAGCTGACCCTAGCTTTGCATTTTATCGTGAAGGACAATGTAGCGTCATTAGGGATTTAGAAGCACGGATTAAACAAGCAAAGGAACTTAAATGACCGAAGAAAATACCCAACCCCAAGGCGGAGAACAACCTGCCGAAGGCTTATTGGATAATATTTCATTAGAAAGTAACGAGCCAGTAGATACAAATAAGTCGGAAATAAGCCATCTACAAGCACCAGAAGATGACTCACCGTTAGAGCGCCCAGATTGGTGGCCTGAGAATTTTTGGAAAAAAGACGATGCGGAGCCTGACCTTGAGGCAATAGCAAAATCTTGGACAGATTTACGGAAACAAATTAGCCAAGGTAAACATAAAGCACCAGAAGATGGTAACTATGATTACTCAGCATTTGGCGAAACCCCAGAAGACGACCCAGTTCGTCAACACGTGTCAGGTTGGGCTAAAGAGTATGGTGTAAGCCAAGTTGCTCTTGATGCTCTAGTTGGTGGCGTGATAGAGAAGGCTGGCTCTGTGCAACAGCAAGCTAAGTTTGATGCTGCTGCCGAGAAGAAAGCGTTAGGCCCTAATGCTGACGTTATCATTAAAGGCATGACTGAGTGGGCTGGCGGCCTAGTTCAGAAAGGCATTTGGGGCAAAGATGACTTTGAAGAATTTAAGTTTATGGGCGGTACTGCAAAAGGTATTCAAGCATTAACTAAACTACGCGAAGCCTATGAAGGTCGTATTCCTACACAATCAATGCCTATCGATGGTGCGCCATCTAAAGACGAATTGATGGGTATGGTAGCTGACCCACGTTATAAAACAGATGCGGCTTACCGCACTAAAGTTGAAAGAATGTTTAACCAAGCGTTCAATTAACTACAAATGTAGCAACGATACCCAGCTTCGGTTGGGTATTTTTTTGTCCTAATCATAAATATTTCTTATCAATATGTAAAAAACAATTGTATTTATTTATTGACTGTGATATAAAGAGCGTGGGCATATCATTAAATTGACCCCGAACTCAAGTAACCTTGACGATTGGCTTCCGTAAGTAGCAAGCAACGGCCCGCTTCGCGGCACACCACAGCACAAAACTTTATTTATAATTCGTTATTAGGAGATACAAAATGAGTATTGGTCTATCAAATGCTTTTGTAACCCTCTTTGACGCAGAAGTTAAACAAGCATACCAAGGTAAAGCAATGTTGGTAGGTGCTGTACGTCAGCGTCGTGGAGTAGAAGGTTCTACAGTTAAATTCCCAAAAGTAGGTCGTGGCGTTGCTACACCTCGTGTTGGTCAAACAGATGTAACACCATTAAACGTTGGTTTTTCTAACGTTACATTAACACTAGCTGACTGGATTGCTGCTGAATACAGCGACATATTCTCTCAAGCTAAAGTAAACTTTGATGAGCGTTCAGAGCTTGTTCAAGTATTAGGTAATGCTATTGGCCGTCGTCAAGACCAATTGATTCTTGATGCTTTGGCTGCTTCTGGCACATCATTAAGCGTTGGTAACGACGTTGGTGGTACAGATACAAACATGAACGTAGCTAAACTTCGTCAAGCTAAAGGCTTGATGGACAAAAACAACGTTCCACCTACAGACCGTGGCATTATCATTCACTCTAATGGTTTACAATCATTATTGGCAGAGACAGCAGTAACTAGCTCTGACTTCAATACTGTTAAAGCATTAGTAAACGGTGAACTAGATACATTCTTAGGTTTTAAATTCCATGTTATTGGCGACCGCACAGAAGGTGGTTTGGCAATTGATGGTTCATTAGACCGTACATGTTTTGCGTTCCACAAAGATGCTATCGGCTACGGCGAAGGTATTGCTCCAAAAACAGAAATCAATTACATCCCAGAAAAAACATCTTTCTTGGTTGCATCTATGTTCTCTGCTGGCGCAACTACTATCGACGCAGAAGGTATTGTGTCTATTGTTGCTCGTGAATCTTAAGGAGATAAACAATGGCATATTCATCAACTGGTTTTTCAACCGTAGCAGCATCTAAAGCTGGTAACTCTCCAGCTATTTATGCTTACAAAACAACTGATGCAATTGCAGACGTTAATACTTCAGGCTATTTCAATAGCTTGGCAACAGTATTAAGCGTTGGCGATTTAATCTACTGCGTAACATCAACAGGTTCTACTGCTGTTGCTACTTTAGTTTATGTTCTTTCTAACGCTTCTGGCGTTGTAGATGTAAACGATGGTACAACATTAGCTAACACTGATGGTGATTAATAAGTAATACACTAGCCGCCCTGCTGAAAAGTGGGGTGGCTTTTATTTATGTAGAGGTATATATGGCTGCTGGTGATTCTGGAGTTTCTATTTGTTCTGACGCATTGCTAATGCTAGGTGCAAAACCAATCACATCATTCACTGAAGGTACAGACGAAGCCTCTGTATGTGACCGCCTATACCCAGATATTCGTGACCAAGCTCTGATGATTTATCCATGGAGCTTCTCATTTAAGAAGACGCAACTTGCTCGTCTAGTAACAACCCCAACCAATGAGTTTAAGTATGAATACCAAATGCCTGCTGATAGGCTTGGTGCGCCTCGTGCTGTGTATAACTCTAGTGGTTTAAACGAAGTGCCAATTGTGGCTTACCGTATCATGGGTTCCAAGTTACTGACTAACGAAGAAGTTATTTACGTCGATTACCAGTATTACACTCCTGAGACTGAAATGCCAGTGTGGTTTATTCAGTTGCTCAAATACTTAACAGCATGGCATATATCAATTCCAATTACTGACCAGACTGAGAAGGCTGCTTATTGGCAAGGTGTAGCAGTAGGTTCTCCCGGTGAGAATGGCCGTGGTGGTTATATGCGTACTGCCATGAATATTGATGGCCAAAACCAACCAGCAAATAGCATTAAAGATTTCTCTCTAATTTCTGTACGAGGATAGTAGATGGCTCGTTTTGTCACAATGCAGACAAACTTCACGGCTGGTGAGCTTGACCCTCTTATTCGTGCGCGTAATGATTTAAAGTCATACGGTAATGCTTTAGAAAAAGCTACGAACGTAGTCTGTCAGCCACAAGGCGGCATCACTCGTAGGCCGGGTACGCGTTACGTTACTGCATTGCCTAACTCTGGCACTGAGTCTGCTGGCAATGGTTCACGTTTAGTTTCATTTGAGTTCTCCACATCTGATAGCTACATGCTTTGCTTTACGCATAATCGCATGTATGTATTTAAAAGTGGCTCATTAGTTACAAACATTAATGGCACTGGCAATCCTTACCTAGTTACTACTATTGGCTCATCTGTATTAAACGATATGTGCTGGACACAATCTGCTGATACATTGATTGTTACCCAAGAGACTATGGCGCCAGTTAAGATTGTTCGTGGCGCATCTGACTCATCTTGGACTGCATCTAACTTAACACTTGATAGCATCCCTAAGTATGCTTACACAATAGCGTATAGCAATCCATCTGCGACGCTAACCCCATCTGCTGTATCAGGCAAGATAACATTAACTGCTTCATCTAGCGTGTTTAACTCAGGCCATGTTGGTCAATACATCAATGCAACGCCACAAGGTCGTGCAAAGATTGTTGCTTACGTTAGTGGCACTGTAGTCAATGCTGTGACAGAGTTCCCATTCTTTAACTCATCTGCCATTGCATCAGGTAGCTGGGAATTAGAAACTGGCTATGAAGACGTATGGTCATCAAGTAAAGGGTGGCCACGCTCAGTTACATTCCATCAAGGTCGACTATTCTTTGGTGGTAGCAAGTCAAGGCCATCAACTATATGGGGTAGCCGTGTAGGTCAGTTCTTTGACTTTGAGCCTACAGAAGGTTTTGATGATGACGCTGTAGAAGCTACGTTAGATACCAATACATTTAACGCCATTGTTGACATGATTAGTGGCCGTGACTTGCAAGTGTTTACTACTGGCGGCGAGTTCTATGTGCCACAACAAGGCTTGGAGCCAATCACTCCAGCGTCATTCTTTGTAAACAGTGCAGGCCGCAATGGTAGCAAGCCCGGTGTGCGTGTTCAATTGCTGGATGCAGGCACGTTATTTATACAACGTCAAGGCAAATCATTAAGCGAAGTGTCGTTTAGCGATACGCAACTTACATACATTACTAGCAAGATTTCATTGCTATCAGGTCATTTGCTTAAAGGCCCTAAACGCATGGCATTGCGTAAGGCTGTAGATACTGACGAGAATGATTTGCTGTTAATCGTCAATGCTACAGACGGCACCATTGCTGCTTACTCATTATTGCGTGTAGAAAATGTGATTGCCCCATCAGAGTTTATAACTACTGGTGGCGAGTTCCAAGAGATTGGTGTAGACATTACTACTATTTATGCCGTAGTTAAGCGTACAATTGATGGCGTTGTTCAATACTATGTAGAACGCTTTGATAATACCTTGCTAACAGACTGTGCTAAGACTGGTGGAGCAATATCATCATTGACTGTCTCACACCTCGTAGGAAAGACTGTAAACCTATTGTTGGATGGATTGGTTCAAGCCGATGAGATTGTCGGTTCTGGAGGCACTGTGACGCTTCCTAGGGCATCTACAACGAGTTATGAGATTGGATTACCCATTGCAGTAGAAGCTAGGACTATGCCAGTAGATGTTAAGTTGCAAACTGGAACGCGAGTTGGCTTTAAGAAACGTATTGTTGAAGTTAATGCGCTAGTGTTAGAAACTCAGCACATGAAGATTAATGGCATAGAAGTTCCGTTTAGAACATTTGACACTGCTGGTATACTTGACACTGACATCCCGGAGTTTACTGGAACTAAAATATTGAATGGTATTCTTGGCTATAGCAATGAGGCTAAGATTACAATTACGCAAACATATCCACTCAAGTTTACTTTGCTTGGTATGGAATATAAAATAGCTGTACATCAAGGAACTTAATTATGTCATTTGCTATTCCGTTTATTGCTGCTGGCGCGTCTGTTATGTCTGCCGTTGGCTCTATCCGCCAAGGCAAGCAACAAGCAACAATGTATCGCATGCAAGCACAACAAGCTCAATTAAAGGCTAGTCGTGATGCTTTGCAGTATGAGCAACAAGCCAACTCAGTGTTAGACAGAGTATTACAAAATAATGCTACTGCTGCTGCCAAGGGATTTGCTGGTGGCGTATCAGGGTTCTCTGGTTCAGCTAAGTTGATACAAGAGCGTAGTACTAAAGTTGCAGGGCAAGATGTTGGTGTATTACAAGAAGGCGCTAAAAGCGCATTGTCGTTTGGTGAAATACAATCTAACATGTTAAATGAGGCGGCAAAAGATGCTATTACTGGTTCTTACTTTGATGCTATTGGCAAACTTGGAACTGCGGCTATGGCGTATCAAAGTGCTAGGCCGGGTACAGCAACAACAAAAGCGCCAGTCGTTGAAGGCAAATGGGGTAAAGTTTAATGGCTGATTTACCAAGATACCAATCTACTGGTCGAGTTTACTCTGACTTACCTCAGTTAGACTTTGCCAATGTGCGTGAGTCATTTAAGCAATCGCAAACATTATCTAACCAGTTAGACAGGTTATCTAACTATGCCTTTACTGAGATGGGCAAGACTACAGTAAAGCAAGCGGAGCAGTTTGCGCTTGATAATCCAATTACAATAGACCAGTTAAAGAACGCTCAATCTAGTGGAATTGATTTAATTAAAGCTAGTGGTGGCGGTCAGATTTGGGAAGATACTTTACGCAAGTTTCAAGGTGAACAATTACGCGCACAACTTGAAGTGCATGGGCAAGCGGCATTAACGGACATACTTTCTCAAGTAGAGCGAAAAGAACTAACTGACCCTGCTGAGATTAAACAAAAACTTGAGGCTGCTGTTACTGGATTTGAAAAGCCATTAGCAAACATAAGCCCTGAATCTGCCGTTAGATTTAAACAATCTATGGGCGCTACTGCTGGTGCATTTTATAAAGAAGCTACAAAGAAACTGACTGCTGATTATTTAATTGACCAGCAAATATTAGCTGAAGAAAATTTAGTTTATAGCAAAAAAGCTGCTGAAGCTATGATTGCAACTATTACTGAGCCAGCATTGCAAAATGAAGCTAAAAACTTATTGATTAGGCGAGTATATGAGCAAGCTCGTGAAGGCGGTACTGAATTTGCAAAAAAACAAGTGAGCGAATTTACAACTAGATTTGAAGAATTGGTAAGTAATAAATTTGAAACAGAAGCGTTATCAAAATCTTTTGCTTCTAATCCGGTAACGGGATTGCCTGACATTTCTTTAACAATGCAAAAACTTGCAAATAATGAGCTTGGAGAATTTAGTGATTTGTGGGCAAATTATGCCCAAGACAAAAAAGATAAAGTAATGGAATCTGTTTATGCAAGATTAACTAAACAGTATTCAGCCGTTGAGATAAATAACAAAGCAATAAAAGCAGCAAAAGAAAAAAATAATGTTGCTATTATTATTGATTTAAATACTCCGGGAAGAATAACAAATAATAAAGATAGGATTAAATTAGCTACTCAATTAGTTATTGATGATTCAATTACCGCTGAACAATATAAAACAATTGTTACTCCAACTGTTGCTCCATTAACTGCAAAGCAAAAATATTTAAAAGACGAAGCTGCTTATAAAATACGGTCTGGAAGATTACAAACATTGCAAGATGTAATGAAAGAGTACGGCAATAAATTGCCAATTGATGCTATTGGAGATTTACTAAGTCCATTATCTACTGTTGATAATTCTGCTGCTGATAAATTTATATCGCAATCATCTGGCGCAGAACATGACCCATATCATTTATTGCCAACAACAAAAAAACAATTTTTAGAGCTTACGGAAATGACTGAAAAGGCTTTAAAAGAAACGAATAAAGATGGAACGCCATTATATGCTACAAAATTAGAAGCAGCTAAAGCGGCATCTGCAAAGATTCAATCTTCAGAAGAAATGAAATTAAATCAAGAGGCTCAAAAAAGAAAGTATGAGTCATTAAATACATTTGGATATAATCCTGATAATGGCGGCTTTGAATTATGGGCAAGAAATAAATATGGCCCAAACTATTTGCAAAATAAAACATATTTGTTATTAAAAGAAGATAACAAAAAGTATTTAGACTATAAAATAAAAACAAAGAAAAAATATGTTGAGCTTCCATAAATTTAAATTACAGCCGGAATCTATATGACATCAATGGAAGATATTATTCAAAATGCTTATATACAAGCATTGCAACCAGTATCATTAGTTGGTGAACTTGCTACGCCTAAAGCCGTGGAAAATATTGAAACAACTATTAATGTTGCATCAGATGTTGGTAAGCAAGCGTCAGAGTCATTTAAAGACTATACCAATGCAGCTGCTTCAGCAATTGAACAAAATAAAGGTGGAGAATTTGCCATACAAAGTTTAGGTGCTTTAGGTAAAGGCATGGCGCAGGGTGTAGGTGGAATTGCTGGTGATATTGAAAGCATTGTTAGAGGGTTATATGCTACAGCACAAACACCTGAAGGTAAGTCAAAACTGCAGGCATTGGGCAAAGCAATGCAAGATGAAACTTTTTTTACATCATCTGAAGATATGGCTCGACATTTAAAATCATTAGGCATGCCAGATTCGCCTAAAGGTATGGAGTTTGTTGAAGGTGCTGGAAATATTCTTGCTCCAATTGGAACTGCTTCTAAGGTAGTTCAAAAAGGCGCTAAAGCTATAAAATCAACTAAAGGTATTAAATAATGGCTGATGAAGATATTTTAAATAAGATTAATCAAATGTCTGAAGGCAGTGTGTTTACTGGCGAAAGTGTGCAAGTTGCTGGTGGAATTCGTGCGCTTGGAAAAGTATTTGAAAAAGCTGGTGAAAAAGCTGGAACAGCAGTTAAATCAGCTCCTAAAGCTGTAATCAAAGCTACAAAAAATGTACTTGAGACTAGAAAAAATAGACCAATACAGCAATCTATTGTTCCAAAAAAATCACTTAAACAAGAAGCTGAAGAAGCAAAAGCTACTGAAAATAGTGTTGAAGATGTTAAAGCTCAAGAGATAATTGATGAAAATACCGAGTCATTAGAAACTGTAGCAGAGCCACAAATTGATGAAGTATTACAGCCCGAGCCTTTATCTGGTGAAAATGCTGCTCCTGCAGTTGATACAGTTGAGCAAGTTATAGCTCCTGCTCCTGCAGAAAAATTAATTCCATTAGAGCAAAACATGGCTAAAGAGCCTGTAATTTTGCCAGAAGAATTGTCTGCTCAAATTAAAAAATCAGAAGAAGAATTATCTGCTGTAGTTGATAGAGAAGGGTTATTGCCGCCAAATCAAGTATTTAATCTTGCGCGTAATGGTGATATTGCTCCTGCTTTAGACGCCATAACCAAGTTAGCAAAGATTGATACAAAAACAATTACACACGAGGATGTTTTAGCTCAAGTAAAAAAACGCGGTCTTGATGATGATTTTATCCAAAGACTAACTGGCGGTAAGATAGATGTTTCTCCAGAAAACTCTATGAAAGTTCTATTAGCTGAAGAATGGAGCGCTAAGCAACTTGATGAAATCGGTGCAAAAGTACTGGCTGGTACAGCGTCTACAGACGAAATGTTTAATGCAGTAAAAGCTATATCATTTAATAGCCTAGTATTACGTTCTGTAAAAGGCTATAAAACAAACATAGCACAATCATTTGGTGTTCTTGGTATTCAAATGCCTGATGCTAAAATGTTTGAAACAAGCATTGATGGGTTAAAAAGCCAAGAAGATTTGGTTGGGTTCTTTGATAAGTACTTTGCTGTTAAAAATAATCCTAATGCTCAAATTGATATGATTGATGCTATTGCTACTGGCAAGACTAATAGATTTTTAGGCGTGTTAGTTAGTGGCATGGTATCTGGCCCCGGAACAATAGTTAGAATACTTGGTGGAGATATTCCTAGATTAGGATTAAGGCCAGTTGAAACATTGGGCGCATCTGCAATTGGTAGCGTTAGGGCTGCAATAAAATTAGGCGCAAGCAATAGGCGTTATGGTCAAGAGGCAATATCACAAATATTATCTTTTGACAAAGGATTCTCTAATGGGTTAAAAGCAGCTTCTTATGCTTGGACAAATAAAGTATCAGGTATTGAGCGTAATATTAATAGGCTGGAAATAAAAATAAGACCAGACTTTTTTGATATTAATCCAGAGTCCATGCCTATTAGTAAAGCCATATTAGGGGCGTACAACTTTGCAGCAAGTTATGGTGGCCGCTCAGTATTAACTGTGAGTGAGTTTATGAAAGGCATGCATTATCAAATGGGCCTTGAATCATTAGCTACTAGGCGTGGTCTTGAAGCTCAACAACTTGCAATAGACTTGGGTAAAAATGAAGACGAAGCATTTGCTGCATATCAACAAGCCAATAGAGATGTTTTTGCTAATCCACCTGATGATGTGATTGATGAGGCTAAATACTGGACTCTTGAAAGCAGACCTGAAAAAGGTAGCGCGTCTGATATTCTTCAAAGGTTTACTAGCCATGATACATGGTGGAGCAAAGCCGCTAAAATTAAAATGCCATTTATCAACACTCCTGTTAATGACATGGTTCAAGCGCTTGAAAGAACTCCAGCATTAGCTATTATTGAAGGATTAAAATCAACTGGCGAAGGCATCTTAAAAGCGCCTGTATTCTTACAAGAGTTTCAAAGTAACTTATCTAAATTATCTAAAAAAATAATGAATGATATTCACTCTGGTGATTATATGACTAGAGACATGGCTCTTACAAGAGTTGGTATTGGAAGCGGAGTAATTGCTACTGCTGCTGGATTGGCTGCTGATGGCCATATAACTGGTGCTGGGCCTAAAGATAAAGTGCAACGTCAGCGTATGATGGAGCAAGGCTGGATGCCATTTAGTATTGTTAAAGATATTAGCGGTGATACGCCACTTACTGAAGAAGAAAGAACTGCATTAGCTGAATCTAAATTTGGCAAATCATTTAAATATAGTTTTGGTTCTGGAGAGTACGCTGGGAAAATGTATGTATCACATACTGGCATGAGTACTTTTTCTGTACTGTCTGCTATGGGAGCTACTTATAATGAAAATGCCCAAGATTTAGAAGATGATGATTTGCTTGGCATGGCTGCAGTAGCATCATTTGGCGCTTATGAATACATTTTAAATTACCCGGCATTACAAGCAATAAGTGGATTAGACCAATATGTTAGAAATTTTGGTCAATCAACAGAAAAAGCAACAGCAAAAATTGTGAATGATTTTGCAACATGGGCGACAACAACATTAGGTGATATGGTTGTTCCTGCAAGTGGAGCAAGAGATTACTTTGAAAGAAATCTTGACCCAGCAATAAATGAATATCCAATTGACCCAGATATGGAAGTTGGGCTTGCTGGTTTAATGCGCGGCTGGAATGAAATGACCTATGGGATTGCTGGTGAAAAAACAATTAAAAGAAATATGTTTAATGAAGAACAGAAAATTGATTACCCTGGTTCTCCAATAAAATTTTCAGTAGGCAAGGACAGCGAAGCAATTCAAATATTAATACTAAGTGGCGCGTCATCTAAAAAACCACTTCCTATATATAATATTACTATGCCAATCGATGTTAATGGTGAGCCAATAAATATTCCTATATCAGTAAAAATGAGTGATAAAGAATATCTTGAATACTTGCGTATTGCTAATGACCCTAAAGACAAGGGTGGGCTTGACATGAAACAACAGATTCTTAATTTAAAAGATAATCCATATTGGTTAAATGGTAACGCTGAAGCAAGACGAAATAATGTAGAAAGCATTATAGAAAATTCATTTGCACAAGCAAGAGATATCCTTTATAAAGATGATTCTGAAATTGGTGTTAAACTTCGGAAAAGAATTGATGACGCTGCATTTGCAAAAAGACTTGAATTACAAAGACCAACAGGAGTGCCACAATAATGGCTGATTATCCAATTAGTAACGTATCAAGACGTATAGTCTACACAGGCTCCGCAGGTGTTGGGCCGTATGCGTTTAACTTTGAAGTGTTGACTAACACTGACATCAAGGTATACAAGAATGACTTGTTACTGACGCTTACCACAGACTATACCGTTAGCATTAGTTCTACATTAGGAACTGGCTCGGTTACTCTTGTCTCTGCCGCTACTGGCTCTGACCGTATAACCATTGTTGGCGCACGAGCAATACAGCGTACCACAGACTTTACTACTGGTGGTGACTTCTTTGCTAACACATTGAACGATGAGATGGATTCACAGACAATCCTAGTTCAACAAGTAGCTGAGACAGCAGAGCGTGGCATTAAGGCTCCTGTTACTGACCCTACTAACATTAACATGACATTGCCAATTAATACGGCTAGGGCTGGTAAGACATTGGCCTTTGATGCTAATGGTAATCCTGTTGCTGGTGAGCCTATTGGTAACTGGCGTGGTAACTGGGCATCTGGCGTGTCATACCAAAACCGTGACTTAGTTAAAGATACGACTAACTCTAACGTCTACATTGTAATTACTGCTCATACGTCTAGTGGCTCATTGCCAATCAGCACTAACGCTGACTCTGCTAAGTGGGGTCTAGTTGTTGATGCCGCTGCCGCTGGTGATTCTGCTACTGCTGCCGCTGCCTCTGCAAGTGCCGCCTCAACAAGTGCTAGTGCCGCAAGTACCTCTGCTTCTAACGCGTCAACCTCTGCTTCCAATGCTTCTACATCCGCATCTACTGCAAGCACTCAAGCAAGTAACGCAAGCACATCTGCTTCTACTGCATCTACTGCTGCTACCAATGCTGGTAACTCTGCTACTGCGGCTGCAACATCAGCTTCTAATGCGTCTACAAGTGCTAGTTCTGCATCTACATCAGCAACTAACGCATCTAATAGCGCATCTTCTGCAAGTTCATCTGCAAGCACAGCAACTACACAAGCAAGCAATGCCTCTACTTCTGCTAGTGCCGCTAGTACATCAGCAACCAATGCTTCTAACTCTGCTAGTGCTGCTTCTACTTCTGCTACGAACGCATCCAATTCTGCTACATCTGCGGCATCTGCACAGACTGCGGCTGAGGCGGCTAGAGACCAAACGCTAACTGCCTTTGATAACTTTGACGACAGATATTTAGGCTCTAAATCATCAGCTCCTACTGTCGACAATGATGGCAATGCTTTACTTGCTGGCGCTTTATACTTTAACTCATCTACTGGTGTGATGAATGTTTACACTGGCAGTGCATGGGTTGCGGCTTACGTGTCTGGCACTGGCTTTGTTCCACAAACATCTACAACTGGCTCTGCTGATATTCCTAATGGCACGACTGCTGAGCGTGATGGCAGTCCTCAAACTGGTTACTTTAGGTTCAATACATCTACTGGTGCATTTGAAGGTTATAACGGTTCTGCTTGGGGTTCTGTAGGTGGTGCTGGTGCAACTGGTGCAGGCGGTGATACTGTATTCCAAGAGAATAGCTTGATTGTAACGACTAGCTATACATTGACATCTGGCAAATCTGCATCATCAGTCGGCCCTATCACTATCAATTCTGGTGCAACGGTAACAGTTCCTAGTGGCGCTCGTTGGGTAATTCTTTAAGGATAAATTAATATGGCAGTTACGATAAATGCGAGTACGACGACAGGGGTTGAATTAACTCCCGACACTTCAGGTAATCTTAATCTACAAAGCGGTGGCTCTACTAAGATTGCTGTGACATCATCAGGTGTAGCGGTAACTGGATTGAGCAAAGGTTCATTGCCTACAGGTAGTGTGTTACAAGTAGTTAATGCTTATTATAGTGGTTCTACTAGCAATGCAAGTGCTACTTATGCAGATACAGGTTTAACAGCAACAATTACTCCTACATCCGCTACAAGCAAAATACTTGTTTTAGTAAATCAAGCTGGTGTTGCAAAATCAAATACAAATGCAGGTAGCGGAGTAAATATCAAACTATTACGCAACTCAACAGACTTAATAACATTTGCTATCTTAGCTGGCTGGACAAACTCAGCTCAATGGAATCTAGTAGGAACTCAAAGCACATCTTATTTAGATAGTCCAACAACAACATCAGCAACTACATATAAAACGCAATTTTCAAATCCTGCTGCTGCAAGCTTTGCTTATGTGCAAAGTCAAGGCGATACATCATCAATAACCCTTATGGAGATAGCAGCATGATACAAGCAATCTATAAACTATATCCACAAGTAGTTCGCACAGTTGGCGATGAAGCATTTGATGCTGATGGCAATCAAGTCACATACGACCTAGCCTTAGTTCAAGCAGAGCAAGCAGCAGAAGCCAAGCGTCAAGAGGCACTAGCCTACCTAGCATCAACAGATTACATGATGACTGCTGACTACGACAAAGACACAACAGATGTTCGTGCATTAAGGGCTGAAGCTCGTAATGTAATAAGAGGAGTTAAATAATGAGCGCAATAGTAGTAGCTGGAGATACCAGCGGTAGCGTTACCTTACAAGCACCAGCAGTAGCAGGAACGACTGTCATTACTCTGCCAGCAACAAGTGGCACTATGCTGACTAACAAGTCTGCTGGTACTGTGTTGCAAGTGGTTAGCACAACAAAATCAAATACATTTTCTACAACATCTTCTAGTTATGTAGATGTTACTGGAATGTCTGCATCAATTACCCCAACAAGTGCTACAAGTAAAATATATATTGTTGTATCAATAGCAAGTATGGTTGATGCTACTACAGGACAATTTGGTGGAAATTTAAGATTACTTCGCAATTCAACTGCCATTGCAATAGGTGATGCTGCTGGTTCTGCTGTATTAGCATCCGTTGTCGCTGGCGGTTATTCAAATCAACCTGAGTTTTCTGGCAGTAGCACCGTTACTTATTTAGATTCCCCAGCTACAACAAGTGCAACAACATATAAAATACAAGCACTTCATACACAAAATAAAACTGTTCGGATAAATTCAGTATCAGGTGATGATTCGTCTGCAACCTATGGAGCTAGATATTCTTCTACTATTACTTTATGGGAGATTGCAGCATGAATCACAATGCTATTTACGCACTATACAAAGATGTCGTTACTATTGATGACGAAGCTGGTGCATTTGATAAAGATGGAAACAAAGTCGAAATTAATGTGGAAGCAGTAAATGCTTGGAAAAATCCAACAGCATACATCGCTAAACGAGCAGCAGAATACCCACCAATGACTGACTACCTAGATGCAGTAGTTAAAGGTGACACAGCACAACAACAAGCATACATAGATGCTTGCCTAGCAATTAAGGCTAAATATCCTAAAGGAGTAGCATAATGAGTATCGTCTTAGACGGAACGGCAAATACGGTAACACCTTTAAACGGTGCGTTAGGTGCGACTACTCCTAGTACGGTGGTTGCTACTACAGTTGTTGCTAGTTCAACAATCAAGGGTGCTACTACCATTGCAGTAGGCAACGCTACACCATCAGCTTCAGGTGCAGGTATAACATTCCCAGCTACACAGAGTGCTAGTACAGATGCTAATACGCTAGATGATTATGAAGAAGGTACATTTACTCCTGTCTTGCAAAATAGTGCTAGCGGTAATGCAGTTATGACTCTACAAGAAGGTTGGTATACAAAGATAGGGCGCGTGGTTACATTTGCAATACAAATTGATTGGTCAGGTAAAGGTTCTTGGACAGGAAATACTAGAATTGCTGGTCTTCCTTTTACTGCACGACCAAATACCGGTGGATATGGTTGGCCAAATGCTGTTCAAATGTCATCTACATTAACAACCCCATTTACTTATGCAATAGAAGCAAATACATCGCATGGGTATATACAACCAATAAATGGATTTGGTCAAATAGACCCATCAAACTTCCCAACAAGTGGAAAATTAACTATCAATGGTGTATATCAAACAGCTTCTTAATAGGATAACTAATGGAAAAAATAATCTCAATAGCTAATGCTTTCTTTGCAAAGCTATACATACCCTGTAGAGTACCAGCCGATAAGCAGATGCACTTTATATCAGGACTTATCATAGCCATAGCACTAGCGCCATTCATAGGCTTCTACGCTGTCACTGCTGTAGCTATCATTGCATTAGTTAAAGAAGTTTATGACTACTGTAATGCTGATAAGCACACTGCTGACGTATGGGATTGGGTAGCAACTGCGTTAGGTGGTTTAGTCGGATTTGTTGTAGTAGCTTTATTTTGAAAGAGATGACAATGAGCGATATTGATGGAACTGAAGCGCGGCTTAATTCACATGAGGCCGTTTGTGCTGTACGATACGAAGCTATTAATGCAAGGCTTGCTAGGCTTGAACGTATACTGATAGGGGTAGCTGGATTCCTTATCGTATTCTTGATGTCGCAGAACTATGCTCATGCAGACGAGACGACTATCAACTATAAGGGTCAGCCTGTAGCATCAGCTATGGCTCCATCCATGTCAGCCTTCAGTCAAGACGTATGTAGCATTGGTATCAGTGGCGCTGTTAACGGCGGCATATTCTCTGTTGCTGGTGGTACAATGGTCACAGATAACAACTGCGTTAAACTTCGTTGGGCTAAGTTCCTAAGTGACAGTGGCCTGAAGGTAGCAGCAGTATCATTAGCATGTGCGGCTAACCATGAGAACTGGGTAGCAATGGAGATGTCTGGTTCACCTTGTCCTATAGGTGGTGCTATTGGTGATGCAGCTAGAAAGGCTTGGTATGATTTACACCCTGAATGGTTTGAGGAAATATATGGCAAAGACTTTGTCCTTATCACTCCTCTGCCTGATTCTTCTAAGGAGTAGTTATGTTCAAGCATATTGTTACGCAAGTCAGTGGGCAGATTACGGCCCTGTATACTCAAGTCTTGGCGTCGCTCAAGGCACTACTTTGCAGGCTTGTCAACAACTTGCGTGTGAGCTTTTTCCGGGCATACCAGAATGTAGTCAACCTGTTCAACCCACTTGTACAGACATTGTTGAAAATCAAAGCCTTGCTTGTGAGCCTAATTACTCAGGTTCAATTAATCAAACAAGGACTAAAACTTGTAGTAACAACCAGTGGACAGATTGGGTCACAACTTCTGACAACTGTTCGCCAAATCCCCCAAGCTGTAATCCAAGCGTTCAAGAAAGACCAGTAGCATGTCAGCAGGGGTTTGTAGGTTCCATTACAGAACAGCAAACAACAACATGCCCAACGCCTTACAGTCCACCTATAGTTTTACCTTGGATAGAAACATCAAACACATGTACAAAGAGTGCAACCAATCCAACCAACATGACGAGTCCGGTGAATCCTGCGAGTCCGTTAAGTGTACCTGCGACCCCGGAAGCAATGCCACCTGCACCTGCACCGGAGCCACCACCAGAGCCACCACCGATGGAAGCGCCACCACCAGACATACCAGCTTCCCCTGCTCCCACTGCAGAGACAACGACAGCACCGCCAGTGGCCTCGTCAGGAAACACAAGTACACCAGCATCCGCTCCACCCCCAGCAAGTGCGCCACCGCCGCCGACTACATCGAACGCGAGTACGCCGACTACCTCTCAGCCACAGGTTCCAAAGGGCAAGGAGTTAGTGCCGGGGTTTGGAGTAGTGATGAGCCTAGAGATTTTAAACAAGCCAATGCAGATTCAGGAGATTCAATTGAACGACGCACTGGCATACCAGCAGGAGTTACCGTATGAGCTTAGAGGAAATCAAGGAGTCTTACTCCAACTTATCACCGAAGGCAATATTTCTGACGCTTTCAATAATCTTGCCAGCGATAGGTGGAACAGCCTACGTAGGTATAACGACTTACAACCGAGTTATAGCGGCGACTGAAGCGATTGAGGCAGCCAAACCTTATGACGATGCAGAGTTACGAGCAGAAGTAAATGCGTTAAAGGTTCAACTGTCTGCACAACAATCATCTGTCAACACAGTTAAAGACTCTATGGTTACTACATCTAACCAGCTAGTGTCCATGCAAGAGAAAGTATCTAATGCTATTGGCACAGCGAATGAAGCCAAGGCTATTACTAACGGCAACGTGCGTGAGACATCAGCATCATTACTTGGTGTGCGTGAGGAAATGAAAGCTACGCGTGAAGGCATAGAGTCACAACTTAAAGCACTTAAACGTGCTACATCTAACCCACTAGGAAACTAATATGTTATCTATTATCTCAGGTCTATTAGGCATAGGCTCATCAGCACTACCAAGTATCTTAGGATTCTTTCAGCAGAAGGGAGACCAGAAACATGAGATGGCTATGGCTCGTTTGCAGACAGAACGTGAAGCAGCTATGGCTGCCGCTGGCTTTGCATCACAAGAAAAGATTGAAGCCATTAAGCTAGATGAGATTGAAGTGCAGACTTATGCACAAGAGCGTGAGGCTTTATACAATCACGATATGAAGATGATGGACAAGGCATCACAGTCTGTCGTTGATATGAACGCTAGGGTTCGCCCATTGATTGCGTTTACTTTTGTTGGCTTGCTAGTATTGGTAGACCTTGTTGGCTTAGGCTGGGCAATCTATACAGGCGTAGAGTTCACTGTAGCTATGGGCTTGGTATTCTCTGACGACGAGATGGCTATTGTGTCTAGTATAATTGGTTTCTACTTTGGTTCACGCCAATGGGAAAAGCATCGTGAAGGCAAGTAAAGAACTATTTAAAATGCTAAAGCACCACGAGGGTGTTCGATACAAACCGTATCAATGCCCTGCTAAGTTGTGGACAATTGGTGTTGGTAGTGTATTATACCCAGAGCAAGCTAAGATACCATCAAGTATAGAAGGCATGGCTAGACGTAAAGCGTGGCCAGTTAAGCCTGAAGACAATCGTAAGTGGAGCGAAGAAGAAGTTGACAAGTTACTGGCTAAGGATGTCGCCCGATTTGAACGAGGGCTTGAACGTTATTTACCTATACGACTTTCACAGAATGAATACGATGCTATTCTTAGCTTCTGCTTTAATCTTGGTCTTGGTACATTTCAGCGGTCAACCATCCGTCAAGCGCTTCTACGTGGGGATAAAGAGACGGCTATACAAAGTCTACTTAAGTATAACAAGGCAGGTGGCAAAGTGCTAAAAGGTTTAGACAACAGACGTAAAGATGAGGCCGCGTTGTTTCGCAGAGAACAATGACGGTTCACTTAGTAATCCCGGATGTGCAGGCCAAGGATGGGAATGACTTTACTTTCCTAAAATGTCTTGGAAATTTTATTGTAGAAAAACAGCCCGACGTTATTGTGTGCATAGGAGACTTTGCAGACATGGAAAGTTTAAGCACGTATGACAGGGGAATGAAGTCGTTTGAGGGGCGTAGGTACACCAAGGATTTATTTGCAGCCAGAGACGCAATGGATGCCCTTCTTACCCCATTGTTTCGCTACAATAAGACAGCAAAGCACAACAAACACAAGCAATATAAACCTAGGATGGTTCTCACTCTAGGCAATCACGAGAATAGAATTAATAGAGCTATCAATGAAGATAGCAAACTTGAAGGGCTGATGTCTACAGATGACTTACCGTATCAAGACTGGGAAGTTATACCATTTCTCGATGTCATCGTTATTGATGGCATTGCTTATAGTCACTACTTTACCTCAGGGGTCATGGGCAGGCCTATCACTACTGCTCAAGCTCTGCTTACGAAGAAGCACATGAGTTGCTTTGCTGGCCATCAGCAAGGAAAACAGATAGCGTACTCTCGTCGGGCAGATGGGCGAGAAATGACGGCCATAATTTCAGGCAGCTTCTACGAGCATCATGAGGACTACTTAGGCCCACAAGGCAATCAACACTTCAGAGGCTTCTACGTCTTGCATGAAGTGCATGATGGCGCATTTGATGAGATGCCTGTTTCCATTCGCTTTCTTAAAGAAAGGTATAACTACTGATGGCCTACCAACAAGATGATGACTCAATGGTTGACGTTTGCAATAGACTGCTTGGCTCAGAGATAGAAGAAATAGAAGTCGATGCTGATGAGCAAACTGTTTACATACACACCAGCACCGGGATGATTAAGATTAACGGTGAAGACTTATCTATGTGGGTAGAGTGCGAACGATACGCAAGCTAAGGTAACTCACCGCCATTAATATCTATATGGCCTTCATCCCAATTCAATGGGCATCCAGTCCAGCCACACTCTTTAGTTGACGCTAGGCTCTTGCCACACACATCACAGATAGGGTCTTTGTTCTTCTTGCCCCATATCAAATCGTAGTTATCTTCGTATTGCTTGTTATTCTTGCGTGATAGGATTGCATCACCAGTAATTTCATTCGTTGTTGTTACCATAATAACTCCTACAATTCATGGTTTTCTCTATTGTTTGTCTTTAATATTAAGCAGACTATTACATACAAGCAATCTTGCTTTGAACAGATTAAGGACTATATCATGTGGACATCACCAGCAGCTACAGAAATGCGCTTTGGCTTTGAAGTTACTATGTACGTAATGAATAAGTAACATATAAGTTACTATGCACGTAATGAATAAGTAACATATTTGTTATATAGGATGGCGACTGCTAACCCGGTTGCCATTCCTAAAGCAAACGCTTCTTTGTAACATAATATATATTCAATCGTGTACATGTTTAAACTTACATCCCTCACATCGAACATCTATTATATCCTGTTTTGAGTATTGGCAATCTTTAGTAAATATGTAAGGCCATGATGTCTTGCCATCGCTATGATACACCGTATCGTGCTGGCACCTGTCAGGAACTACGTCACTGTGGCATCCATTCATATTATTTCCCTGATAATTTTTTTGCATTTTCTTTCATTTTACTTAGTATCAATAGATAGTAAAGCTCATCCATCTCATCTTTAGTCATGGCTGTTCCTTCTTTCTAATCTTTCCTCTACCAATTTAATTAAACTTTTAATTGAATAGCCATTATCTGTATCACAGTATTGATACATTAAATCATCTATTTCATCATCACTTAATCCTTGCCATTTTGTGTTTAATGCTAAGTTACAACAATCACAAACAATATGAATGTTAGATTGCTCAAAATTTTCTTTTCCATTTTTTAATGTTTCTAGTAAATTAATCGCCATCTTTAATGCTTCGTCTTTAGTCATACGCTAGTTCCAAGGTAGGTAGCCTTTACACCATTACTAAACTGCACTTCTACTGCACAGTCTTGTCCTTTGGTAACGTTAAATAGTTTGTATACTCCGTAACCCATACTCATCACAGCAATAAGTAGTAACGTTGCTACAATCACTACTGCTCTATCTCCACTACGGTCACAGTTACAGTTACGGCCTTGGTTGCATTGTTTATTACACGACATTTTGTAACCTCTTTAATTCAGCATTAGCATAAAATAAAATCTTTTTAATCCCTCGCATCTCATCGCAATGTGACGCTTGTCCATAACGATAACATTCTCTAAATATTTCCCCTATTTGAGCGTTCATATTCTTTGCGCTAATTAAGTCTTGTAGTTCAGTAGAATTTTTTGGTAACTCATAGTAGCTTGCAGTTGAGCCGTCGCTAATAGACCGAGCATTATTGTTTATATTCAAAGGTAATAAAGACATTGCTTTCTCCTATGCTGCCATGTCAAACATACCGAACGTGCTTGGTATACCACGATGTTCTGTCTTACGTTTCTCTTGTTTAAATAACTCTGGGCGAGTTTCCCATATAGCCGCAATCTTTCTCAAGTTTGGATTGGCTGCAATCATGTCGTCGTATGGGCCTTTCTCATCAACAACAACATCGTCAGTGCGTTGGTCATAGCGTAGCTTAGCAAAGTAACCACGTGGGTATATCTTCTCTAGCTGCTCAATTGTCTTAGGCACAAACTCAATCCCTGATGCTGAGTAGTGATTCAACATGCCGTGGCCTTTCTTCTTTAGCCTCTTAGTAATTGTCAAGTAATGATGCTCTGTAAGGTGTGCCAATACATAGTAAACATTATCTCTTGATAGACCTGACTGCTTGATTATCTCTATGGCTGTCATAGATTTATCGCCAATCAAATCCATAATACTTTTGTTACGCATTTCTATTTTTAAATACTTTTCAATTACTGGTCTCATCGTGTTCTCCATAGTGTATAAATTAAGTAACCACCCCTGCAATATATGTATTGTTGACGCAATACATATTTAGAAAGGTAACTGTGCATGATGGCCTGCTAACGTTTTAACCCACCTTTAGCTGGGGTTGCATGACAAAAGAATCCCCATATATTTGTCAGTCCGTGGGGATGTCGGACTTAATTAAAAGGTATATCGCTTGCTATCTCATCAATGGCTTGCTTCTGATAGCCGTTAGCTTTAGCGCCTTCTTTAGCGATTGATACTACTGGCTCCGGTTCTGCTAGTTGGCACCAGCCATCCCAGCCCATAGGGAACAATTCAATCTTTGCTGCTAGGCCACCAGTCTTGGTCTCCATAACAACGCCAACCTTTGTCCAGCGTGTTTTCTTCTCGCCATTCTTGTCTTCGTATTCGCCATTCTTTGCTACTAAGTTGTATTTAACTGCCATTTTTATTTCCTTTTAATCGTTGAATTGTTGTTTCTACTTCGTCGTTGAACTCTACTGCCTTGCTTTCAACCTCTTTAATATATTCATCATCCCGGTAAACGCGTTTGATGAACAATTGTAAATCCAGTGGGAACTCAGGGCAGTATGATACAAAGTCTACCCACTTGGCCCCACTGCATGCCATTTGAAACTGCATCTGTGGCATGTATTTTGTTGGCGCTCTATCTTCTAGCATTGTCCTAGCGTGTGTCGTAGCTTTTGGGCATTTGATTTCAATCAACCCTAGCTCGTCATCTTCTTCTACTATGCCATCAGGACTAGCCCCACAGAACGGCAACGTTGGATGTTCCATAAACGCCTCTTGCCTAACAAACACATTGCGTTCTACCTCATACCATGCACGAGCAAATGGTTCTAACTCGATACCATTGGCCATGTATTGATTAGTGTAGCCTTCTTCACGCTTGCCATTTAAACGCTCACAGACGAGTTGCATCCTGTAGTCTGCACGACTAGCTGCCTCACCAGTTTTAATCGTTGCCATGACGTCTGCAATGCGACTGGCGGTGATTTTACCAAGACGTAGTGCATGCCATTCTTCCGTTCCTTGAACTATCTCAGTCATTATCATATTCCTTACGTTCTATTTTGTTGGTAGATATATATA